TAGTATCTCGTGAAGATTTTGCACCTGCACCTACTTTAGTATAAGGGACATTTATGAAAGATGTAGCTGACATGAAACACAATGTCGCCTCTGAAAAGTTAGTACAGATATTATGTGACAAGACCCAAAATAATGAAGGTTTATTCTTCAGGGTACAAGTTGCATATTATTTCGCTAAGGTCGCATCAATGATGCGTGCACAGATACTAACCCATGATAGAGGTAAACTGCCTATTAACATTTATGCTATTAACTTAGCATCCTCTGGTATGGGTAAAGGACATTCTACTAATATCATTGAAGAACAAGTCATCAAAGGCTTCAGAGAGAGTTTCCTTGAAGAAACTTTCTTACAGCAAGCAGATAAGAACTTGGAACTTTTAGCTGAAAAGCGTGCACTACGTAAAGCTAAAGACCAAGATGATGCTGAAGTTAATACTGAAAATGAGTTAGTGCGTGTTGAAAAAGAATTTGAGTTACTTGGTAACTTAGCTTTCTCCTTTGATAGTGGTACAACTGCTGCTGTCAAACAAATGCGTCACAAGTTGCTTATGGCTAACTGTGGCTCAATGAACATGGAGATAGATGAAATCGGTTCCAATTTACTTGGGAACGTGGATGTACTAGGTGCATTCCTTGAATTGTTTGATGTAGGAAAGATTAAGCAGAAGCTTACTAAAAACACTGCAGAAAACGTTCGCGGTGAAGAGATAGACGGTAGAACACCAACTAATATGATGTTATTTGGTACACCGGCTAAACTCTTTAATGGCGGTAAGGTGGAAGATGAGTTTTACTCAATGCTTGAAACCGGTTATGCCCGTCGTTGCCTATTTGGATTTATACCGACAACCAAGAAAAAGAAGAAGCTCACTCCTCAAGAGATTTATGATGCTTCAACTGATAAGTCTAGTGAGATTATTTTAGAGTCACTTGCGAGTGACATTGAAATGCTTGCAGATAGTATCAACTTTGGTAAGACACTTACAATGTCTAAAGCGGTAAGTCTCCTTATCATTGAGTACAAACAGAACTGTGAAGAACGGGCGTTTGAACTTGGTGAATATAATGAGATTCGTAAAGCTGAAATGGAACATCGTTATTTTAAGGCTCTTAAACTAGCAGGTACTTATGCTTTCATCGAAGGAAGCCATAGAGTTACTGAAGACCATTTTTATAGTGGTATTAAGGTTACTGAAGAGTCAGGAGAGGCATTCGATAAGATGCTATCAAGAGATAGACCTTATGTTAAATTGGCTAAGTATATCGCAGTCATTAAACGTGAAGTTACTCATGTAGATATTACCGAAGATTTACCTTTCTATAAAGGGTCTGAATCTGCCAAAAGGGAGCTATTAAATTATGCTACTTCTTGGGGATACAGAAACAATATCATTATTAAGAAAAAGTTTGAGAATGGTATAGAGTTCCTGTCAGGGGAATCTATGCAGGAAACAGACTTAGAAAATATGATAATTTCATATGGTACAGATTATGCATATAACTATGTAAGTGAGACCCCAACATGGGATGAATTGAAAGTAGTAATGACCGCTAAAGGGCATCACTGGAACAATCATCATCTAATGGGAGGTCACCGAACCAATAGTAAATGTATAGCTGGATTTAATATGGTCATAATTGATGTTGATAAAGATGTTAGTTTGGAGCAAGTACAACTGCTTATGCAGAAGTATAAATATATCACTTACACTACGAAGCGGCATCAGGCATTTGACCCTGATTCTGGTGAGCAGCATGGTGATAGATTCAGACTAGTATTCCCACTTAGCCACACGGTTAAGTTAGACGATGATGACTTTACTGAATTCATGCGTAATGTCTACCGTTGGTTACCTTTCAGCTCTGATGAGCAGACTTGTCAACGTTCTCGTAAATGGGAATCAAATGCAGGTCAGTTTGACTCAAATGAAGGTAAATTACTTGATGCATTAATGTTCATCCCTAGAACATCTAAATGTGAAGAGAGTCGTTCTGTCATTGACAGTCAGACCTCATTGAGTAATGTTGAAAGATGGTTCGTTAATAATACAGGTAGTGGTAATAGAAGTAATAACTTAATACGTTATGCTTATATGCTAGTTGACTCTGGTATGGATATTCCTACGGTGCAAAACAATGTGTTAGCACTGAATGATAAGCTACCAGATAAGCTAGATTCACATGAAGTGATGTCTACTATTATGATATCTGCAATGAAACGTCACGCCCAGAAAAACCCTTAATAAGTATCCCGCCTACGGGCGGGTATTTATGAACCAATTAAATAAGGATAACTTATGTTAGTACAAGAAGATGAAATACATATTGTGATAGATCGCGCTAGTGATATCGCCAATAGTGATAGTGGTACACGATACCCCGGAATGACTTACGAACAGGGCATCGCAGATGGTCTGAGTTGGGCACTGTCAGGTGAAGACAATCCAATGGAGGATTAACTTATGTCAGGTAATGACCATTTAGTACTTATCTCAGGCTCCATGGCTTCAGGTAAGTCACATGCACTACGATACATTAAAAACCCAGAAGGTGTGATGTATTTAAACTGTGATTCAGGTAAACGTTTACCATTCAATGATAAATTCACCAAGTTAGTAATTACTGACCCATATGATGTACTGCGTGCGATTGATGAGGCAGAAAACATGCCTGAAATCCACACTATTGTAGTAGATACATTCTCATACTTAATGGAAATGTACCACTTAGTGTACGTCAGAAATTCTACCAATACACAACAAGCATGGGGTGAACTGTCAAGTTTTGTAAATGATTTCTTCTTACAGTACTGTGCACGTTCAACCAAGACTATTGTGGTACTTGGACATACTATCGATAAGCTTAACGAAGGTGAGGGTGTCCTTGAAACATTCGTAGGTGGTAGCGGTAGTGTGATGAAAAAAGGTATTGAAGGTTTCTTCAGTACAGTACTTACAGCCCGTAAAGTACCTGTTAAGAAATTCGCTGAGAAAAATAAAGCAGATAAACTTAAATATTCTTGTAATGAGTTAGTAATAACTGAAGAAGAAGAAGAACTAGGCTACAAACATGTATTCCAAACCAAACTAACTAAAGAAACTGTTGGTGAGCGTATTCGTTCAAGCTTTGGCATGTGGGGCATCAATCAAACATACATCGATAATAACTTACAGACTGTAATTGACCGTCTAGATACTTATTATGCAGATGAAGACTAGTAGGCTACGCCTACTTTTCACGAAATTTTATAAACAAAAGGAACTCTAAAATGAGTTTATTCGCAAAAGTAAATAAAGGTACAAAGGCTAAAGCAGAGAAAGATTCATTAGGCGGCTCACGCTTATTTGATTCAGGCTTAGTTGATTTTGATATCGAAGTTGCATTCATATCTATTGCTAAATCAGGTGCTATGGCACTTAACGTCCACTGTAAAGAAACTGATGGCGCACGTACTTTCCGTGTCCAAGAGTGGATTTACTCAGGTGATGCTAAAGGTAATAGAAATACTCACGAAAAAGATGGTGAAGAGTTCTTCTTACCCGGTTGGAACGTAGGTAATGCTATTTCACAATTAGCTGCTGACCGTACATTGGATTCGTTAACTGATGATGATGTGGAAGATAGAGTTATTAAACTTTATGACTTCACAGCTAAAGCTGAAACGAACCAAACAGTTAAGTCTATTGGTTACCTTAAAGGTACTAAAATCACATTTGGTGTCTTGAAAGAGTTAGTGGATAAAAATGTTAAAAATGATGCAGGCGAGTATGTAGCATCTGGCGAAACTCGTGAGCAGAATGTAGTAGGTAAAGTATTCCATACTGATACTGGCTGTACTCTTAGCGAACTAGTAGACCTTGAAGAAGGTGTGGCTCCTGAAGCTAAATTCCGTGACGATTGGGCTGAAAAGTTCAATGGTACTGTACGAGATAAGTCATCTAAGAATACTTCAGGTGCTAAATCTGGTGCTCCACAAGGTAAGTTAGCCGGTGCGGGTGCGGGTGCAGCTAAACCAACTGGTTCATTATTTGGCAATAAAGATAAGGGGTAATCCTCATGACTAAAGCTAAAAAAGTAGAAACAGTTGTATGTCCTGAACCAAAAGAACTATCTGTAGATGAAGCTTATACTCAGATGGTTCGTGACTTAGCTAAGTCTGGTGACGATATTGTTGAAGGTGTTACTCCTGCTGCAGCTCATATGTTACATATGGCGGTAGGAATTAGTGGCGAAGTTGGTGAAATACTTAAGTGTATTAATACCGG